ATTCTCAGTCTTAGACTGAAACAATTTGTAAATCTCAGTTGTCTCATCAATCTCGTGAATCATCCCAGTAGGTATAGCACCAGGATAATCAACTTCACCATAAGAATATGATGCTATTTTGCAGTAATCTACTACAGAATAACAATCATCTTCAGTTAAAAAATTATCAATTACTTCAATCATATCTCAACAATCTAAAGTTAAACGATAGTGTAATCCTTGGAATATTAGATACTTTTTGTGGAAGAACTCTATGCTGTAGATATGCTGGAAACATAATTAAGTCTCCTTCTTCTACTTGTGGAATATAAAAATCACCTATAAAGTCTTTATCAAGAGTCAAACTGTGTGCTCTTATTGCTGATATGGGATCTTGAAATTCTGCTGGTGTATGTACTTCTCTATCGTAAGACAGATAGTGAATACAAGAGAAGTGAATCTTTTGAAAAGGATCTGCTATGTGTTCGTGTAGTTCTTGATACGAACCTTTCTCATAATAGTTATACCAAATATCATCAGCAATTTCCCAAGTGATTTCTCTATCGAAAATCTCAGAGATTGCATCACTATAATATTTTTTTAATAAGACATTATTCTTACCAACAAGAACTTCTTTACCTTTTGGTTCACCTTCAAAAGAAGTCTTAAGATTATCTGTTGCCCAATCTTCAGGAGAATCTAGTTCTGGAAGTGCTGCTTCTACACCAGAAACAATCTTTTCTTTTACAAAATCATTATCTTTTATTCTAGTTTTATATACTGTAACTGGGAATATATTGTAAGCTAAAGCCATCCCTTCAAAAGCAACAAACAGAGTCTACTCATTATTTGAGATCTTGTCAAGTCGTCAGTTTTCCGTTTTTGTTCGTTCCTTTATTTCCAAAGAATGATGTGATAGAATATCTACCATTGCCTTCATAATATTCTGAGTCTTTTATAGTAACTTTTCTTACTCCATGCTCTACCCAACCAGGGAAGATAACCATAGAGTTGTTATCACATGAAATCTTAAAATCGTATTCAGGAAAAATTAAATCTCCACCTGAAAATTTCTTTGGTTCTTTGTAGAAATACGAAAATGCTAAGAACTGGAAGTCTCGATCAGTATGTGGATCATAAAATTCACCATCATGATAATATCTTACTTTGGTAGTATCCCAATTACTTAGAGGTGCTATCTTGCAGCACGGATGAATCTCGGCAAAATTATCGAGAACTCCAGAATCAAATAATTTTCTATTAACAGTTAAAATGTTTGATATTTCTCTAGCATTTTCGTAAATATCATCTAGTATTAGTGCTTTTGCGTTGGTATTTTCAATAATACCACCATAGTCTTTTGCATCCATCAACTTCCCTGGTTTTGTTAGGAAATTTAGTTCTTCCCATACAAGTTCTAGTTCTGATTCATTGTAAAAATTCTCAATAATCATTAAGGGAAATGGTTCTTCATGCACCGTTGCCGCTAAAATTTCACTTTTCATTTTTTTCAAACTTATTTGTATCGTTAGGTGTTGATTGAATCCATCCCCAAGTAGTTGCGAGATACTTTGTTCCACCTATTGGAGGATTTCCTCTATGTGTATGTGTATACTGACATGGAAAGATAATCACATCACCAGTTGATGCTTTCTCTCTTTTATTCAAATATAAAAATTCAGTTTCTCCCCCATCGAAGTCATCATTTAAGTAAGTTTGTACGACGAATGTTCTACCACAACTTAAATAATCACCATTCTCATAGTGCCAGGAATGAAATCCTGCACCTGCTTCAAGTTTTTTTATCTTACAATCATAGATTAAAAATCTTCTCTGCCCTAGGACTGTATATTTTTCTAGATATTGATCCACACAAGTTTTCAACTTGGGGAACATCAATTTGTTGACTCTAGTTGCTGATGCAAAGTCAACTTCAAAGTCAACATTTACATTGATTGCTTTTTGATCCTGTAAGTGTGGATTTTGTTCTGTTCTAAACAATCTTTGAGTTTCTTCAAAAAATTCTATTTCTTGAATAATTTCTCTACATTCTTGTCGCGTAAAAGTCTCTTTATAACGACAAATAAAATCGTCCATGATAAAAAAGCATACTAATACTACTATGTATTAGTATGTTTCTGTAGTCTTTCCACCTTCTCCACCTCTTCCATTTCTTTCCTTTTTATTTCTTCCACCGTAGGCGTCTTGACCGTTCGCACCGTTGGAACCGCCATTACCGCCATTACCGCCTTCTGCCTCAGCGTCATCCTCTCCAGATCTACCCTGTCCACCATTTGTCTTACTTCCAGCAGCGCCTTGTCCATTACCTCTACCACCTCTACCAGCAGGTAGTCCGTTTCCACCACCGCCGCCTCCACCTTCGGCGTCGTTTCTATCACCCCAGTCATTCTGTTCTGCTCTGGAACCTCCACCACCTCCGCCGCCACCTGCGGAGATATATCCACCATTATTCAGTTGTGCTCCATTCATATATCTAAGACCATTAGATCCGTTTCCACCATCTCCACCACTAGCATCTCCTCCGTTACCACCTCTACCAACAACATTTCCACTAGCAGAAACATCAATAGTCATATCAGTACCACCTGGCCAATAACCAGTGCTACGGGTCTTAAATGCCCAATCACTACGAGATGCTCCATTACTACTATATGTTCCAGTTATATTGATAAAAATTTTCTTTCCACCCTGCCATCCACCACTACTTCTAGAAGGTCTACTTTTTGAAATTCCACTCGCAGTTCCAACAACCTGACCATGAGCTTCATAGTTTGCTTTTCCAAGATTACCACCTGTGCATTTAACAACAATATTTAATTTTTTACTATAAAAATGACTAAATCTTATTGTTCCAGATTGTGGAATACCATTATCTAGTGGTAAATTATTTAAGGATCCAATGTTTTCACTGATCCTATAACCACCAAGTCCTCCAGCTGTTTCTCCGTCAGCTGGAGTAACTCCAAATTCATTTCTAATTTGGCGAAATGTTAATTTAGTTCCGGCAGATTGTAACATAGGTTCTTAGAAGCAATCGTTCCAGGTTGTACCATCATAAACTTGAAGTTTATTGGTATCAGTGTTGTAAATAGCAGATCCAGGAGTTGTTGAGACTCCTGATGCCGCCAAATTATCTCTAATTAAAGTAGTGATATTTGGGAAAACTACTGGTCTTTGAGCATACTCCATGTCCAAAGAGTTCTGGGGATTGGTTGTACCAATTCCCACACCACCTTGCTCATTAACTACAAATTTATTCTGTGCTTCATTATTTACATCAATAACAACATCACTTGCAACAGCATCTGCATTTGCATTGCTTAAGACTTTAAGGAAAGGCGAAGACTGTCCATTTCCTGAGATGTCTAACTTAGTTATTGTGGATGCACCACCAACAATTCTTCCTTTGAACTCAGCAGTTTCTACTGGATCATCACCATCAGCGGGAATACGAACCACAACTTCATTACCATCAGCAGATGTAAGATTTCCACCAAGATCTACATTCAGTGTAGAAACCGATCCAAAACTTAAACTTCCACCTATAGTTAAATTTCCTTCAACTTCTAAAGTTGAATTCATATGCACGGAATCGGTGAATGTAGAAATACCGTTAACATGCAGTCTATGTGAAGGATTAGTGACACCTACACCCAAGTTTCCTTCATAAGTAAGAGATAACATTCTGCTATCTTTGTTATGCCAGTGGAAAGCACCAGTGTCTATACCAGCATTTCCTGCTTGCAAGTAATAGTTTATATTTCCATCACCATAATTTAAGAAATCTAGAGAGTCTGATGTACTATATGGGAATCCAGAACTTCTATTTCCATATCTAATTTGACCATTACCACGAAGATTTGGTGTCTCAGATGTTCCAATAGTAACTGTTGATTCACCAAGATCACTCCACAGTTGGATTCTAGCATTACCAACAATTGTGGTTGTGAGTCCACTATTACTTCTATCAAATGCTCTGTTAATAAAGATATCATTACCACCAGCATTAGTGTTTCCACCAATCGCCATTCTTCCAGTCAAATAATCTGTTCCAAGACCAATGAATGAACTGACTGTGGTAACACCAACAGTCATATCAGCAATATCAACCTCTGCATCATCTGTAAGTGCAGTTGCTGTTGTTGCTGTACCAGTCAAGTTACCAGTAACATCACCAGTAATACCACCAATAAAACTAGATGCTGCAACTGCTGTTGCAGTTAAGATACCTACAACAACATTTGGTGTTCCACTTAAACTCAATGCTGTTGATGCAGTCCCAGTTACATCACCAGTTACATTTCCAGTAAGATTTCCTGTGAATCCAGAAGTAGCAGTAATCAATCCTGCTTGAATTTCTGTCCCGTTCAAATTACCATCAAATCTAGTTGCGGTAATTACACCAGTTACAACAAAATCGTTTGGAATTTTGGAATTTTCTAATACAGGAAGTCTATCATTAGTAACTGTTCCTGACGTGATATTATCTGCATCGAGAAAAGTTAAATCGGAACCAATACCAATAAATTTATTGGCGGTTGTGATACCAGTGATAAGAACATTACCACTGGAACAGATACCTACACCACCGTCAGAATCGGTTCCAAACCCTGCTAAAGTGTTATCTGCATTTCCACCTACTTGGAAAGTAAAACGGGGATCCACGGTCCCCACACCCACATTTCCTTGGGCATATATGCTTGTATATCCTAGTCCAGCATCAATATCAATCCATTGTGATGTTGGCATGCCTTGAAGGAATCTAGCGTCACCATAGAAAGTAACAATTCCAGATCCAGCAGAAGTAACAATACCACTACTAATAGAAACACCAGCACCGATAGCATCAGTGAAAGTAACCGTTGTTACTCCTGCCGTTCCATCAACTTCTAATAATTTAGAGTATAGGGAAGTTGCAGTAACAAATCCAGAGATCTTAGCATTTCCATCACGGACATCCAAAATCTCAGTCGGAATGGTTGTCCCGATTCCGACCAGACCAGTTGGACTTACTACCAGATTATCATTATCAACCTGGACACCATTACGAAAATTAAACTGCTTGTTATAATTCGCCATCTCTGGATGCTTTTCTAGTTATTTAGTCTCTCTTCAAGATCAGAAACCTTATCTGAGAGTTCTTTGATTGCTTCAATCAACAGTGGGACAAGTTTTTCATATCTAACAGTCAAGTATTCATTATTAAATGGTGCGGCAGTAACTGCTTCTGGAAGAACTTTTTCAACTTCCTGTGCAGAAACACCAACAAATCGCTTAGTAGGATCAAATTGTCCTCCCTGCTCACTAGCAAACTCATTCCAATTAAATGTAAATCCACTAAGAGAATTGACTTTATCCAGTGCATTAGAAATACCAACCTTGTTAGTCTTCAAGCGATCATCAGATGCAAAAGCAGCAATATCACCACCACATCTTAATTCACTGAGACCAGTGTTAAATACAAGGTCTTGGTCGCGGGACAACGTTTGAACGGTTCCAGAACCAAGGGAATAAAGACTCATCATTAGAGCAAAATCATGATTGCTCAAACCTTGTGGATTAGTATTAAATACTGGTGCTTTATTTGCTATATCAGCAGTTCCTGCAAATCTAGTTGCAGTAACAGTGCTACCATCTAAAGTAATTTGATCAACAGTTGCAGATCCATTTACATTCAATGGTCCAACAATATTTGTATGATCTAAGTCAGTAGTACCGTCAACATTGAGATTTCCACCAATTTGAACATTATCACTTACGGTAAGATTATCATTTACCTGAAGATCTTCGGTAACTTCAAGATCACCACGAACGATTGCACCACCACTCAAGGTTTCAAATTTAATATTACCACTATGGAAGAGTTTTACTCCATTATTGCCTTCAAGAGCCTCAATCATCCATTGGGAATCGGCGGCATTTTTAATATTAAAACTATTTGTGTTAACGACTAAAGCACCAGTACCACCATCTTTGATATAAGAATTAGATCCATTGTGATAAATCTGAAGATCATCATCAGTACCAAGCAATAACTTATCATTATCACGAAGATCAATGTCTCCGTTCACATTCATCTTCGAATTGAATGTGGAGATACCAGCAACTTGAAGATCATCATTAATTTGAACATCCTTACATACTTTCAGGTTGCCACCAATAGCAGCACCACCTTCAACTCTCAATGCAGCAGGTTGTGCTCCCTGACCACTACAAGCATTGGTATCACCCTCTGCCTTAATATAAACCTTGCCGTTAGTTCTCAGTGAATCAGGTACACCGTTCAGGATCAGAGTCTGTGCAAATCTAACATCACCAAGGAAGGTTACAGGACCATCAAACTGAGACAGAATCTGTTTGGACTTACCACCCTCAACCAGGATTCTTTCTTTAACAACAATCTCATCGAATACAACAGAGAGTCTGTTAGGATCTTCACCAGTTACAGTTGGAGTTGGAACATCGAAAGTCTTCTGTTCACCAGACTGTGCAGAATACTTGGTGTTACCAATGTAGAAGTCACCATCACTGTCCATACCAGTGTATAGAACAGTACCACAAGCGGTTTCTTGAGACTGTGAGAGGAACTCTTCATTCTCACTGAGAGTCTTAACCTGAACCTGTGGAAGACCTGTAGAGTAGTTACCAGGACCATAACCAAGATATTCAAAGGTGTGACCAGAAGCACGAAGAATCGAAGGTCTACGAAGTTCGATTGGTGCTAACTTGATCTTCTTAACAAGAGAGTTAGTTTCATGAATTTGAATGATGGTTCCCATGGAACCACGAATAACCTGAAGTTCATCAGATCCAGTTCCAGTCAAAGAACTGGACTTAACTCTCATAATCTCATCGCCAATTTGAATATAAGATCCAACTGGGAATCTACCTTCAATCTTGGTTGTAACTGTAGATGCACCATCAGGGCGTACTACACTGAAGGTGTCATCACTAACTTCGATTCTTTGAGAAGAATATAGAATATCATTATCATAGAAAGTGTGAAGTCTAGTTCCAATAAACTCGCCCAGACTATCAGCAGAAGCATTGTTATCAGACAATGCGTGCTTCATAAACTGAGTAGCACTGCTGATTGTTTCTGTTGTATTGATTGTAAATGTTGTAGCAGTTGCGCTATTAACCAGGAAGTCTCCTAGGTTAGTGTTGGTGGAATTAAGAAGTCTTACTCTGTTTCCAGCAACAATACCAACACCATTAGAGGAAGTAAAGACATTATCGTTACTACCTGCTGTAAGACTGTGGCTAGCAATAGCACCAACTCTACCGACAGGTGTAATATACTCACCAGGATTTACAACTGGATCTGTAGCAGTCTTGGTGATAACAATCTGTCTCTTGTTGCTTACATCAGAGATCTTATAGTAACCACCAGTTGCGGTACCAATACCAGTTACCTGAATGTAATCGTTGGTAGCATCACTAATATCAGCAGTTGCGATTGTGATAGCACCAGAACCAGTTGTTCCTCCAATCTGTCTAGTGTCGAAGTAGAGTGTCTCTCCATCAGTATAACCCGAACCAGGTTCAGTGATACTTACATTGGTTACAGATCCACCAGAAACAGTAACTTCAGCAGTAGCACCATCCCAAACCAAGTTAAGTGCTTCAAGGTTAATTGGTGGTTGATTGTTATTATTAACCAGTCTTACATTGTGATAAACACCATCAGTATGACCAGAACCACCAGTCAATGAGGTGAATGATGTAATACCAGACAGACCATGATCTTGAGCAAGAGTCAGGGTAGCAGATGTATTTTGATTTACTACTTCAGTGACTTCAACACCATAAGAGAACGCCTTCATGAACTTGTCGGCGGTTTCTCTGGTAATACTTCTCTTCAGATCATTAGTAACAACTTCACCAAGAGGAGTTCTCTTAGCATAAGATACTGCTGCTGGTGGGTTAGGATCAAAGTTATCTCTATCCAACTGTGGATAAAGATCAGTAATATTCTGACTATACTTAATGTCTGCAAATGTCCCACTAGGTTGAGACATAGAGTTACCAGAGTTCAGTACATACAGATAGAATACACCATCTTGAATGTCCTTAATGTAAGGAGTAATAACTTCTACACGATAAACATAGAGGTTTTCCTGAGCATCATTTCTACTGAATGTAGGAATGGATTTATTTCTAACATTGCTATCAAATGATGCATTTGCTGGAGCGTGAGTAATATCCAGAATATCTACATCACCAGTGGTAAATGTCTTAGAATCGGGTGTACTCTTAACTCTAAAGGATCCATTGAATCCAAAATTATCCTTAGCAGTTGTATTATCAGAACTGGTTACATTCTTAACTACAACAATATCATTAACCTTCAGATCGTGGTCTTTCTCAGCAACAAATCTGAGAGTATTTGTTGGGTTACTATAAGTACAGGTGCTGATAAATCTTGGATTACGATCAAAGTCATACTCACCAGGAGTAATGTTATTAGCAGGATCTGGTGTGATTGAAATGGTAGTCTTATTAAAATCACTATCAGATCTTACATTGACACTACTAGAATCCTGGAGAATGAATCCACTTACGGGGTCTCTAGCGTTCTCAAGTTCTTTAGGAACAACATAACGGAGTTTGTAGATCTTTTCGTCAATACTTCTTCCATCTTCAACTCTCTTGAAGTAAGAGATCTCAGAATCACCAGTAATACCTTCCAGATATGTCTTGAGGGTGCTTCCTGTTTTTACATAGATGAACCAGTTTCCTACAACATAGTCGTATTGAATTGGATGACCAGTTTCTCCAACTTTCTTATCAGAGATTCTACTTTCAACTCTGATTTGTTCTCCAAGATAACTTGTAATAAAGATTGGAGTTGCTGCGTCAGCATTTGTTTTGGAAGATGCAATCTGGAACTGAGTACCACTCAATGCAACACCATCATTTCTAGATGAGTTCTTAAATGCTGTGACTGCATAGTAAACCTTACCTTCTTCTAATCCTTCAGGAAGGTCACCAGTTTCACTAAAGACACGAATTGATTCACCATTTAACAGGTTGTGACCTGATACGGTATTATAGATTGTCTGTCTTCCAGTAGTATCTGCTGAAGGAGTTGTAATCTTAACACCTTCATATACTTTTGCGGAAGTATCAATACCATTACATTGGTTTGCTGCAGGAGAAGTTGGAATCTCGTTGGTCATCAAGACTTCCGCAAAATATTGGTCGTCGTCGAGATAGATTCTTTCTCCTACCTTAGCACCAATTCTATAACCCTGAGAGATTGCAGGTGGTTCAATATCTCTAGATGTATATCCTAACAGGAAGATTCTTTGATCATCCGAACTGGAAGTTATGAGATCTCCATCAAACTGAACCCATTCAATATCTGCTGCTGGAGATGCAATCGACTTGGGAGTAACAATACCAGTTACAAATCCTTTATCATCCTTATCAAACGCATCTTTCTTAAATCCATCAGCAGCAAGTGAGAACTGACCGAAGTTAGAGTTAGAGTTGGTGATAGAAGCGTCACCACCACTTAAACACTCAAAGTGCTTATGGAAACCAATAGCAAAGACTGAAACGACCTGAATAACAGCGTCGTTAGACATCTTGATATGAGTTGTCTTCCAACCATCTCTGTAGACAGCATCAGAATCTAAGTGGAAGACATTAGCATTGTTAGTTGCTGAAGACTCTGAAGACAATCTATCTCCAGTAACCCTTACGCTACCATTGAGACCACTACTCCACTGTCTGTTGGACTCATTATACTTAACGAATGCACGGTCATCCTTCTGGAGAGACACAGCAGTGAACTGTGCAACAACCATAGAACGGAATCCATCTGCTCTGGATCCATCGGCGTGCATACCATTCATGCCATAGACAGAACGGAGAGATACGTTAAAGATGTAGGGAGATGCACCAGATACAGTATCAGTCTCAATAACAACTGCTGCACCAGCACCAGGGGCAAGACCAGCACCCTGACCAGCAGGGAGGTTAGATCTTACAAATGGAAGTGCATATGTAAACTCAGTATCACTAATAACTTGAACAACTTTCGTAGAGATGTTATAGTCAGATACGTTGATATTTTGAATCTTAACTGGAGTTCCAGAGTTTAGACCGTGAGGAGTCTGAGTTGTAACTGTAACAACGGTTCCAGGAGTTGCACCATCACCAGAGATGATGTTAGTAATCGTAATTGGGTCAGCAGCAAATGCACCGACAATTTCAAATTCTGGGCGTTGCTTAGCAAATGCACCAGGAGCCGCTGGGAACTTCTGGTCAATTTCTCTACCAGATGCTCTATTGAAGGCATTACTGACCTTGCTATAGTACATATCAAGGTCGGTGAGTTGATATCCGCCAGGGATATTCACACCATCAGCATACTCAAAGCAGGTGAGTTTGTGGTGAGAGAATGTAGGTTTAGATCTATTATTTGTGGAGAAGTCTCTTGGATCTGTATATACCAATCCTGTTTCATCACCATCAAAGAAGGTGAACTGCCAGAAGTAGCAAGCACCAGTGATTCTAAAGATAGCACTATTTGGTGCGTTTAAATCTGTTGGGTTAGGAACATACTTGGGTCTAACCTTTGTCTTTCTTAAGTCAAGACCAACAACAGATGTACCACGAGGGATGATAATACCACCGTTGATACTGTTAAACTTATACAGGATATTATCTTCCTGTGTAAGATCAAAGTTAGAGTTGAGTGTAAGTGTTAATTCTGTCTGAGCATTGGTTTCAGAACCACCAGGAGCAACAGCGATTGCGTTTCCGTTTGCTTCCTTGATAGCATAACCAGGTCTGTTATCAATCAGGTGCTCACCAGGGAACACAAGGATAGTAGTTTTTTCTACCAGGTCGTTATCATCACCTCTAAGATAAGAGAATCTTGCCGACTCCAGCAATGCTCTCTGGATAGTTTTGAAAGGTTTCGTTAACGAATTACCTTGGTTTTCAATACCATCAGTAGAGTCAAGGTCGTTAGGGTTAACATAAAGAATGCGACCTTCGGCATTCTTGATAAAGTTCTCAAGCTTATTAAGAGGCATCTTATTCTGACAACCGTTAGATTTCTATGTTTTATTTATCCCCTTAAATCTTCCTCGTCAAAGTAAGAAACCAGATCATCTGGTAGTATTTCAGGGTTTGAAATCTCGATGTTATCAAAGCAAGGATGACACTCCTCTTGTATCAAGTAGTTTGATCCTTTATATACGTCTTCTATCTCAAAACTTCTATTACCATTTGCTTCTTTGACTAGATCCTGATCCCATAAATGTCCAACTGGGAGTTCATCAAATGTAAATGGGATATCATTTAAGAAGTACATCTTGACGATCATTCTCTCATCGTTATACCAAACAAGAGAGGAACTGACTTCAAAGGTGTTCTTCATGATACCTCTTTCTAGGTATTTAGTGCGAGTAGGGAGACTTGAACTCCCACGAGCGTAATGCTCAACAGATTTTAAGTCTGGTGTGTCTACCGATTCCACCATACTCGCAAGGCATTACACTTATCCTTATGCTATGTGGGCGCTACACCCAACATACTGACAGTTTGTAATGGAGTAATTAGAGAGTAACCAACTCTCCAGCACAGTGTGGTTAGCACCGTCGCGGGCGGACTCATCCCCCGTCGAATGCTTC